GAACTACTCTCATAACTTGAACTTTCAAAGTATAAATACTTTTCATAATTTGTAAATTTGTCTATAGTATTTTTTTTCTTTGTTCTTAAATTTGTAACATCTGCTAAAACTTCTGTTGAACCAGTTGCACCACCAGATACTTGTAAAACTCCAATCTCGGAATCATACGATTCAAGTAACTCCATTTTGTAAACAAAATTTTCTAATCTTTCATGAGCAGAACTATATTTTACAAATTCATTGTAATTACTGTAATCTACATTTAATTTTACTCCACCAAAAGAACCACTAAGAACATCTCGTAAAACTTTATCTGAAGTATCTTGTTGTGTACTAATTAAGTCATTAAAAGTTTTAAAACCACCATCATTTCCAATCTGTTTATTTAAGTCAACATCATAATTAGGTTTTCTAAGTTTTTTAAATTTTCTTGATTCTGGTCCTTCTCTTAAATCAACTACTACTACTTCAGAATTTCTTATTTTTTGATATACATACCCTTGTTCAAGTGATTGTATAGTTTGTTCTAATGGTGTTGCTAATTTTACTGAAAATTCTGCTATTCCATCTTCGTTAAGAAAACCAAAAAAATTTGTTATTTGATATCTTCTACTAAAATCAAAATCTATAAATAACTCGTCTATCACTCCCTCATCAGTTATTATGATACCATTGTTTCTCGCTACGGCTTTTTTCTCTGCCATAGTACCATCTGGAAAAACCTCAAATGCTGATATTTGGTCATTTACTACTTGACCACTTCCATCTGCTACTTCTCTTGCTGGTTTTAAAATCAACTCATCCCTTGATGTTGAAATTGAATCTATATACAACGCACCAATTTGAGATTCTGGATGGTCTCCTACTAATAATCTAATGTAGTCTATTTCAACTTCAAATTCTGATGAAGTAAATCCAACCTCGTTTAATATATCTTTTGTTTGTACATCTACTTCATTGTCTTGATTTGGTTTAGTTTTAAACTTTTTTGATGGTTGAGAACTACCAAGATAGTTTTCAATTAAATCATAAACATGAAGAAGAACTTTATCAGATTCTTTAGAACCAAAGTTTCCAGCAGGATAGTTTTTTACAGAAGTAATATTCTGCTCAGAACTATTTAGACTACCATCCAATGTTCCTTCAAGTCTTGGTATTTGTGTTTTTTCTGCCATGTCTCTAACCCATTAAATCAGTATTTAGGAATGAAAAATTACCAGTTACTTTTCTTGATTTAAAAATAAAATTTCCAGTATTTTGTCTTACTATAAAATCAAATTGCAATCCAACTGAATATGTATGTGTTGCTGGAAAAGGAACATCACTCTCAACAGGAATTATGTGTTTATATGGTATTGTAGATGGGTTTATACCCAACCTAAATGAGTTTCCACCATTTAACATATATACACCATTATAACCATTTCCATCATAGTTATCATAGTCTGAAATTGCCATGAGGTTTTTATTTCCTGCCGTTCTTGGATTATTTCCTTGTAATAATTCTGATTTGTAAGATGTTCTTTGCTCAGAAACTGCTATGTCTGTATTATAAAGAATACTACCTTTTCCCCTTGCATCAGATTTAGCAGTTAATGTTAAAGTCGGTCTTCTTCCTACTTCTGAACGAACTATCGGTGTACCTGTACCCGTTCCTGCTTGACCAAACCAATTTGCATTTTGTTGCATATAATCAAATAATTCTCCAGTTTCATATGCAAACATTGCAGTATTTGACCTAAATCTCTGTTGAGAGTCTGACCCTCGTGCTAACATATAAGGATAAGTAAGACCACCAATTAAATACTTAATTCTGTGTGGTCTAACTACCACTAATAACTTTTCTTGAATATTATCTTCATCAATATCTAATTCATTTGGTACTGAAGAATATGACAAATCTGGTATATCAAACCAAGGAGAATATACTTGACTTTCTAAATCAAATAATACATTATCATCATCTTGTGCTGTGATAGAATCCCCACCTAAAAATTGTGGAAAAGTTGATGGATTAAATTGAGAACCATCTTCTGTTTCTTCTCCAATGTTTCTATCAAATTCTTGTATCTGTGTTACTGGAGTATCTCCTGGTGTATTTGAATTTATGTTTGGAACAAAATTATTAAAAGTACCTATTAAAGAATTTACTTGTTCCAATGTGTTATCAGTTACTTCTTCTTGCTCAAGTGCCGACTTTAGTGCATTTATTCTGTTAACGATATTATCTGAAAACCCATCTAATGTGTTTACTGCACTTTCTTTTTGGTTTTCTAAAATATTTTTATCTGTAGTCAAACCTTCTACTTCAGTTTGTTTCTCTGTTAAATCAGTTGTTAGTTCAGTTACTTGTCCACTTAAAGTATCTCTCTCTGAAGTAACATTGGCAAGATTTGTTGACAATGTTGTAATTTGTGAATCGTCTGTATCAATTGTTGTAAATATAGCAGACTTAGTTAATGATTTTGGTGATTCATTATCTTCTATCCCAGCGTTATTTTCACCAGTAACTTCAAATATGTAAACACTTTCTGATTCAAATGCCATTGTAATGTTTCTATCCGAACCTTGATTACCAATTCGTATACTACCATCTGTAGCAGGTACTTCTCTGTTTGATATTGGTGTACCACTTGAGTCATCTTGAATTACACCAGAATTTAAACCAACACCCTCATTTCCTTCGGGTGTAATTTTGTAAATTGTTATCCTTTTTGAAGTAACATTATTCATAGAACAATTTAAAATTATTTGTGTTGGTAATCCATCGGTATTTAAGTTACCAGTTAATTCAGTAGTTGGTAGTCCCGTATTCTCTACTCCATTAATACCAAATGTTGGTGTAAGTGCTAACGCTGCTCTCAATGCCGCTACTTCACCACTTAACGCTGCATTTTCCTCTACTAAATTAGAATTTTGTGTTCCAAGTGAATCTGAACCCGATTGTAGTAATAAGTTTTCATCAGTTCTTTCATTTAACTGGTCTTGTAAATCTTCTAAACTAATACCAAGGTCATCAAGTTGAGATTGTAAATTTGATATAAACTCTGGATTGTAAAGTGGTGTACCATCTCCAAAAGCATAAGTATAACTATCACCAACACTATTTTCTGGATTTTCAAAATTTGTTATTTCTCCAAATGTTGTCTGTCCCAATAGTGTTCCTAAAAATGCTTGTATTTGTTGTGAAGTTAAACTACCATCTTGAAGAAGAGATAAAGCATCACCAAACGGGTCATTTGTTTCAATAGACGATTTTTGTTTTGAAAACTCTTCAAACTCTGTATTGTATAACTTTTCAAAACTCTCTTTAGTTAAATACTCTTTTAATTCTGGGTTCCTATCTACAATCTTAAAAAAAGATTTATTACCTTGACTTTTATCATTCCAAGGTATATTCAACTTTATATTGACTTTTGAGAAGTCTCTTAAAACACTTCTTTTTTTCTTTTTTCTTGCCATAATAATTTAATTAGTTTTTCTTGATTTTAAAGAAAAATCCATCATCGTGGATGTCTATAAGTCCATTTCTTTCAGTTTTTATTAATAATCTGAAATATCTATTTGGTTGTAACCCATCTGTTCTAATGTCAAAATAACTACCATTAGAATCACATGATATTTTTGTATACGATGTATCATATGGAACTACGAAGTCATCGGTATGAGCATCTTTTATTGCATAGTAAGAAGATGTTGGTAAATAATTTGTATCTAAAGATTGTAAAGTTGTTGTATAACTTCTTGATGGATATCGTTCTCTACCAACTATTCTAAATCTTACTCTCTCACCATCAACATATTCTCTTCTTAAATTCTTAAAGTAAACTATATTATCTTCTGATGTAAGTTCTGATAAACTTCCAGTTGAAAAACTTGAGTCGTCCCATGCAAACTCTAATTTTGGTGGAAAAATAGTATTTGTATCCATTGAGAAAAATGATATTCTACCATGTTCCTCATTAGAAGATTCATCTGAATCTGCTCTCTTTATCATAAACCCATCATTTGGTCTTGAACCACTTAACCATCCTTTTATAATATCAGTAACATCCATTCTCAAATCTGTTTGTACACCACTAAAACTTTGAGATGCTGCAGAACTTGTGTACCAAGTAGCACCACCAATATTTTCATTATAAGAACCAGTTGTCGTTGAATTAAAACTCGCTGTTAACCAAGCATCACCACTATTTGTAGTTGTATTATAATTTCTATACTGCCAACTTACCCCACCATTACTCTTAGGATTTTGTAGTTTTCTTCCAACTCCATTTGAAAACGATTCTGATAAAGGATATGCGTAAATTGTATGGTCATATGGTATTCCATATTCTTCAGCAACATTTAAGTTTAAATATGCTTTAAATCCTAAATCAATTGTACCATCTACTATAGATGATGAAATTGTAGATATATCGTATTTTTGTACAATACGAGAGTTAAACTTTTTTGGTGTTGATGCTTGTGTTACTATTTTTTCTAATTCTAACACCGGGTCAATCCCCGTGTTCATTGAAGCAGAAACTTCATATAAAGTTGCATCGTTATCTGGAAAAATATGAATAATCATTATGCTACCACCCTACCTTGTATATCTGCGTTAGGAAATTTTACTTCAAATATAGACGGGTCAAGACTTGGATAAACTATGTTATCTCTTGTTGCCTCTTGAATATTGTAAACATTACCAGAGTAGTTTGAATCAGTTTCATATTTATTTACTATTTCTAAAGTTGGTATATTAGAAACTCCCTCTGTTAAAAATAAATTTCTTTGTAAATCAGATATTAATATTGGTTGATTTATTTGCCATTTATCAATCTCAAAGAAACTTTTTATAGTATCTATACATCTTAGTAAAACTACATTTGCATTTTCTGTTGGTACTGGTACTACATCAAAATTTACTCCGATATTAATAATAAAAGCATCTTTAATATTTATCGCATCCGTTAACATTCTGTATTGTCCAAGGTAATTTTTTAAATTTGTCTTTATCGCTTGATTTACATTTACCAACTTTTTACTTCCAGTATATCCAAGAGTATATAAATTCATTGCTAATGGATTAGCAACTCTGTTAAGTACTTTTTCATCATTTTCTTTTTTCTGTTGAACTTCACTTTCATTTAATTGCTCATCTTGAACAATATATGCTTTCATTACTGCCCCAAGTCTTGGTGGCATAGTATAAGTTCTAATTATAAAATCTTCTTTAGTAACAACCCTACCTTGTGATGCAAAGTTTGCTAATGCGTTCTGTTTTATTTCATCAAGTGATTCTGCATTTCCACCACCAGTTGCTGGTTGTTCATTGTTAACAACAACAGATGCTCTTGCAGTTGCTATCTTAGTGGTATCCTTTCCAAAATCATCAATGGCAGTTGAGATTGCTTTTACGGTTGTTATATCATTAGATGCTACATTTGTTTGTAATCCACCACCTACTAAATATGTAAATGTTAAAGTTGTGTTACTTGGAACTTGACCATATGTTCTTGTGTACATAAAGTTTGATGGGTCAACATTTGTATCAACACTATTTAATCCTTCTGGTAATGATGAACCAACATTATCTGGACTTGGTATAAGAAATGCGTCTGGGTCATTTGATATACCACCACCAAATTCTATATTTGTTGTGTTGTCTGGATTTATTCGTGTAGTAAATCTACGAGCCGATTTCTTTAATCTTAAAATATATGGAGCGGTATCATTATATTGTGCTAACTCAGTATCAAATTTTGCTGTATTTTCTATTTCTTCAAATACCGTTTCTTGTCCTAAAAATGGAACTTCATACCATTTGTTATTATCACTATCTACACATTTTGTTATTCTAATAACATTATTATCTGGTAATTTTGATGTACCAAATTTTTCGGGTGTTCCATAAGTAAATGCTTGTGTTTTTAAAGTTGCTGCAGTTGCTTGTACTTCTTTTTTTAGTAAGTAAAATAATGGTTGACTTGTTCCCTCTTCAACAGAATACACACTAACATTGGTAGGGTCTACACTACTACTAACTGAAAAATTTAAATCTACATCAGTAATAAATGTTACTGATGGATTTGATGTTGAGGCGAACTCACTACCTTGATTTATTGTTAGAGCATAATCATAGTCTGGTTTTGAATTTACTCCAGTATCTTTTACTGGTACCGTTTGATAAATTTGTAGTCTTACTTTAGCAGGTGAAGTTACTTTAGGTTTATACCCAAGTGACTCTGCTATCTCATATACATTTTTTCTCTGTTTAGCATGCAATAATAAATTTTCACGAACTGCATTATCAATGTAGTAATTTAAAACATCTCCTACATATGCTGCCATTTCAATAAACATCATACCTGGTGATGCTTCGTTAAAATCGTTATAAGAATTAGGAAAGTATATTCTTGCAAAATCAATAAGATTACTTCTTAGTGATGCAAAATCTTTTCCTAAATATTTTACTTCTTTACTTAAAGGTTGTATATTTTCAGCCATCTACTTTCTCTCTAACTTTGATTTTCACCATTTGAGTTTACGAGACCAAATGTCTCATTTACAGATATAAAGACTTCATCAAAATTTTCTAAATCATCTTTTAATGAAAACCCAATTGCTATCTTTAGTATGTTTCTGTCAATATCGTCTGGTGTCTCATTAATAATTATCTCTCTAATCAAAATATATGGTAACCAGTTATCAACTGCTTCAAATATTGATGTTTCTATATCTTCTTTTAATATCTCTGGTTTATTTGGTTCAAACAATATATTCCATAATGTAGAACCAAATCCAGGATGATTTATTCTCTCACCCTTTCTCGTTAACAATAAGTTAACTAAATTTGCTCTTGCTTGTTTTATCTGAGAATAGTTTCTTTTGAACTGACCTTGATTATCTGGTACAAAAGGTAAATCAATACCAACTGCAACATTTTTGTCAAATTTTGCTGCTACTGGTCCAGGTGTTGCCATAGGTATTTCATCAAAGATAGAATCTAATTGGTCATCTGATAAATCTAAAGGTTGATATTGTGCTTCTCCAGCCATTATGGTCTAAACCCCCCTTCTCCTTTCTTCTTCTCATCAATTTTTTTCATTAATCCACTATAGTCTTTAGTCAAAGCATTTGAAACTGCGTCTGGCAAATCATCCATAGTCATACCCATACTTTGTGCAGTTTGTTGTGCTACAGATTCTCTTTTACCTTGTGGTGTAAAATCACCATATCCCATCATATTTGCTAAATTAGAACGATTGAATCCTGGAGCATCTTGTGATGCAAAAGAAACTTCTTGTTCTGTAGTTTCTACTGGGTTTCCAATTGAGTTAGCAGTCTCGTTTAAAATATCATTCAACATAGGATTGTCTTTTACAAACTCTCGTTTTTCTTGTACTGGTTGTACATTTTTTATTCCTTGTTTCATAACTTTTTTATGGTTTACTTTAGGATTCATTGCTTCTTGTATTGCTTCAGTAACACCTTTCTTTATTTCTTCTCGTACAACTTTACGAATTAGTGTTTCTAATGCCTTTACTTGTTTTCCCATATTAACCTCCTATGGTATTAGTTTTCCCTTACCGACTTTTATTCCCCACTTACCTTTATTTGTTCCAGGTATTGGTGGGAATGGTGCCACTATTGTTGCTGGTGATGGTACTGGGGGAGGGCCTGCTATTGTACCCACTCCCGCTTGACCTGGCATACTCAGCATCAAAGGGGCAAAATGATTTCCTTCTATTTCTATACTATTAAATAGTTTCAACATAGCAGATGCTACTCTTTTTGCCATCTTTAATTGGGCAACTTCTATTGGTGTACCTGCTTTTGTTTCTGATTGTTCTTTCATCATTTCTTTGTAATCTTCAATAAAATTCTTTAAAGGGTCGTCTGTTAGTTCTGGATTAGTTATTTTTCCTACGGCAATACTAAATCCAGTAAGAGGAATTAACCCAACTGGAGCAACCGTAGTACCACTAAAGTATCCAGCTACACCAACAGATGGCCCGAATAGAACTTTATTATGGTCATTTACTCCAATAACAATTGTAGTTTTAAAATAATTTTTTAATGCTTTTGCAAATTCTGTTGCTTGTACTTCTCTTGCTTGTTCTATTGTAAATCCTGGTCTTTTTGATTTTGTGTATGTTTTTACAAATGCAATACCAAGTAAAACTTCAATAGCAGGTTTTATAAATAATGGTTTGCCTATGTGTTTTCCTCTCTCAGTTCCTTTTATTACATTCTGTGGTCCAGTTGTTATTCCTGGTGGTACCGCTGGCATTCCAGGTGGTAATTTTAAATTAGGTAATTCTGAGTCTGCTATGGATAAATGTGCTTGTGCAAATTTATGTATTACTCTTGCAAGACAAACTCCTTTTAAAAAACATGCTGCTTCTACTGCAATCTCAGATGGTAATTTTGATTGTTGCTTGTAACATTTTAAAAAACCATCAATCAAACCTTGTTTTAATGCTTCATTTGTAAGCCCAACTCCTACAGTATTAATTCCTACTAAAGACTTTGATAATTGGTCAAATCCACCTACATTTGGCAACTTTCCATCATTTACTAATCCTTCAATATCGTTAAAACCATTTAAAACTTCTTCAGCAGTTTCAAGTGATGTTTTTTTTGCCGAACCTCGTAGACCACCCTCAGTTTTTACTATAATCCAGTCTGAAAAGTTTCCTTCCGTTTCATTTTCTACACTTTCTATCTGTAACTCTAAACTACCACTATCGTAATTAGAAACTTTTCCAAGAAAGAAAGAGTCTTCACTACCACTTACTTCAACTCGTACACTTTGACTAACTACTAACGAACCACTAAATGGTTCTGTTAAAGTAAAGTCAACAAGTGTTGGGTGTTCTACTGGTATGTCTGTTGTTGTAAACGAAGACCCACTAATAAGTGACATAAAATACTCTCCTAATCAAGTGTATGATTCTTAGAACGAATTACGGTTTTTATCTTTTGTTTTAATGTTTTGTGCATAATTTCACCAGGATTTCCTGCTTGGTTTGGGTGAGGGCCGCCACCACCAACAAAGATATATTTTGGAATTGCATCTATAAGTTCTATAAGACAATCTACAAGTTTGTCTCCTAATATCATAGGTTCTTGCTTACCTTGTCCAAGTTTACTTTTTTTTGCTTCAAATTTAGCATCTGGTGTAACCATTTTATAAGATGTAATCATCTCTTCTTCTTTTTCATTTGATACGGTTTCCCATTTATTTGTAACATCAATACTCATGTTACCAGTAGTTACTAATCCTATACCTTGTTTTGCAAAACCCAATAATTTATTGTTTCTTGCGTTTAACATTATAGTATCACTATTCATTTGAATAGTTGGGTTTTGTGTATCTGATAATATATCAAAGTCCAAAGTATTTAAAATAGCATCTTCACTATCTAATTCTAAATAAGAAACATCTAATACTGATGGTTGGTTTTCTGTTAAAATAATAGTAGAGGAGTCTTTATTAAAATCAGAAGAATATAAATCTCTTGGTTCTAATTCTGTAGTATTTTCTACACTTTGTCCATTACTAATAATTGTTACTGGTTTACCTAAAGTTTCATCAGACCCTTCACTCCACCAATTAGGATTTTCTTCTAATATTTTATCACTTGAACCAAACCTTATATGTTGTCCAAATCTACCTTCAACTAACACATCACCTTGATAAATTTGAGTTCTTTTTATATCACCTCTTTCTGTAAAAAACTTACCCAAGTCTACTATGTCTTCTCCACTTGTAAATGGATTACCATCTTCTGGTCTTTTTATACTTTCACTTGAAGTACCTTCTTCTAAATTTTCAGTAGATATATTTGGTAATGAATTGTGATGTGGACTATTCCAAACATTTATATTAGACATATAATATGATATTTTTCTTTTTGTATTTAAAGTAGAATCACTACTTAGAAAATTTAATATTGGTACAATTTCTCCAGGTATCGGTATTTTTAGTATATTTGAGTCAAGTGGTCTTGCTGTATGCTTATATATTTCATCACCCCTTTCTTCTAAAATAGAACTATTTGATTCGGTATATAATCGTCTTACTATACAACAATTTAAATAAGTTTTATCGGGGTCTCCGTTGGCATCTACAATTTGAAATTTTTCTAAATCTGATATTGTTGTCAATGTATGTAATACTTCAGCAGGTTCAATTTCATAAAATAAATCTGGTTCGTTTATTACTTGTTGACTACCAACTAAAAGTCTATCGGATGAATTTTGTGGTATTGTTTTACTGGACCTTTCTATATATGGTTTAGACATTCGTTGATTCCTTATCTGACCTTGACTCTAATTCATCCATCTTGTCTTGAACATCAAATGCTACATTTTCTAATTCAGATAACAATTGTTTCTTTTCATCTTCACTTATCATCTCATGGTCTGTACCACCAGATTTTGCTTGTGAACTTACAAGTCTCTGTACGATAGTTGCTATCTTTACAAGTTGTTCATCATTCTTTACACTAACATCTAAATACTCTTTTATCAAGGGTACAACGATAGTAGCATCACCAAGGTTCTTGATGAGTGGTTCAAGTTTTTTTATCAATACCTCTATTTGGTCTTTCTTTTCAACAGAGTTATCGTGAATATCTTTAAATAAAGATGAGAGGGTTTTACCCTTAAAAATTTCAAAATCAGACATAATATGTTCCAGTTGTTACTATATATAAATATAAAAGGGCCTGATAAAAGACCCTTTTAAATAACTGAATGTATGTTAGGTATTATTTAAAATACACCAACAACCCACATTGGTTTTCCATCTTCACCAGTTTTAGTGATGTATTTTACTGGAACATTGTTCAGTTGACCATCAACATCCACTGCAATAGTACTTCCATCATCTTGTGGATATACACCACTAACGGCGAGTTTGTAACTCCCTATTACTTCTTGAATGTTCTCTTGGTTTCTTTCATTTACCGATTTTTTAGCCATTTTACTACTCCTGCTATTTTGTTTTGTTATTATTTAATTAGACATCAATAGGTTAAAATAGGGAACTTATATCAATCTTTTTACCAGAAAACGACCCCGTCTGATAATAGTTTTCACTTATTTTAAGATAGTGATTTTTCATTTGGTTAACAACTTTAGTAATGTGTTGTGTTTTGACATCTGTCATTTCACGAATCATAATATAAAGTGCTTTCTTATTGAAATTTTCTAAATCTCCTCGTCTCTTAAACAACTCAATTACTGCGTCTGCAATCTGAATATCTCTTTTCTTACGAAAAAGTTTTGTCAAATTGTCATCCCAGTATTCAACCATGTCATCAACAAATTCTTTCATATAGTCTAAACCATCAACTTGTTTTCTTTCTCCAGTTAGGTTTCTACCATAGTCAAGTTTTGTTAGGTTATCTGAATTTTTGTACTTCTTATAGTTTTTATTATTATTTAAGATTAGATAGTTTTTTGCAACGATACTAAAATACGAGAACGCTTTTCCTTTACCTTTTTTAAATTTGTGTATATTCAAAACGAGGAATGATACTACCTCATGTTTTACATCGTCACTTGGTACATCAAAATAGTAAAATTTAAAAGTATGAATTATATTTTCTGCTAACTTCTCAAAAGCAGCTCTGATATGTTCATTATAGATTTTATTTCTAATATGCGCTTGGTGTACTGGGTCAAGGTCATTATATCTGCATATTGCATCTTCTGTATCTTGTGTAAAGTATTGTTTCTTTTTTGCTTTTCTTGGCATTTTTACTCCGCTTCTAAGTTAAAGTATTTTGATAGTTGATTTTGTAAATCTTTCATGTATTTAAAATAAAATCCAATTTCGTCATCAGAAGAAAAACTTCCTCTGACATCTATTTCATTTAGTTTAACATTGGTGTCACTAACTTGTTCTCTAATTGATTCAAACCATTCTTCATATTGTTCTGTTTTTTTATTTAAATTGTATATAATATACAACGAAATAATCAATAAAACAAGTAAAAATATTTCTATTATCATTTTTTGTCCTTAAACAAGTCTCCAAATAAATCTTCTAAACCATCTCCGTTTGCATTTTTTGCAACTGACTTGATATCTGTTTTCTTTTTATGTTTTACACCAATGGGTTTTGTTGGTTTTCCTGCTACACTTCTCTTCCATTGTTCGTTTTCTATCTTTGTGGACATCATATCACCTTGATGAAGTATATGTGGAAGATTTGATTTCAACCCATATTCCGGCATATAACTCATTAAGTATGACTTATTACCATCTTCATACAAACCATCTGTTAATCTCATTGCTATATATTCTTGTTCTGTCATATCTACACCAAACTTCATTAGTAAATAACACGCTCTATCTGTTACGGTCATGTAGTTTAGGTTTTTATTAAAGTCATATATCTTACCTTGATTTATTCTGTGCCATTCAGATGGGTTGGGTACATAGTAGTCTTGTTCCATGTCTCCTACTTTTCCTAAATCATGGTGCATCGCACAAAAAACAATATTCTCCTCTGTCCAATCTGGAGTGGCTCCCATCTCTTCCCATAATTTTGCAATCTTTAAACAAGACTCTGTAACATTTATGATATGCATAACATATCCACCTGGAAAAGCATTATGGTAATGTTCTCGTCCACTTGCTGGAGCATACATCATCCTATCTTGAAAATGTTCATACATTTCCGTTAACTTTTCTTTTCGTTCTCCCTCAAAGTATTGTGGGATATAACCAATTAATTTATTCCAATTCTCAAGCAATTGTTCTGCTGATAATTCTAATGACATAATAACCTCTTTCGTTTTAGTTTAATCTTGTGGTGGGATGTATAAATCATCTACTCCCATTTCTTGTATGTAATCAATAACATCTTGTACTAACTCCCAGTCTCCTTCTTCTATTGCTTCTAAGAGAGTGTTTATAATCCATTCTGTGTCCATTATGATTCTCCATATTCACCAGTGTGAATCATCTCTATTTGCTCATTTACTTCCTTTAATTCATCTACAATCTTTCTATACCTTTCGTCTTCTTTATCCATTAATTTATTAATAGTTTTATGATGAGTATTTACGAGAGATTCAAATTCGGTGTCATCTGTTAAGTTTGCAGTTTTCATTATTGATAATAATGCTCTTGATACAGAAACGAGCATATTTATTTCTTTACCCAAATCATGTACAAGATTGGTTAGATATTTTTGTTGAAGTTGTATCTTTTCAAGTAAAAGATTTGCTTCTAATATATTATCGTTATCCATGTCATTATAAGTATCAGATAATTTCATCAATCACTCCTAATTTTATACACTCTTCTGCTGTTAAATAAGTATCT